AGCCTAATGCGTATCTTTATGGCAAATAACAAGTTTGTGGAGTTTGTTCCTAAAGGCCCAGAAGACGTAGACAGCGCCGAACAGGCTACCGCTTACTGCCACTGGGTATTCAATAAAGTTGGTGGGTATAACGTATTAAGCAATGCAATCCATGACTCGCTAGTAAAGAAGGTTGGTCTAGTTAAGGTCTGGTGGAATACAGAAACTATCGCCAAAACGTACAGCTATGAAAACCTATCTGATAATGAAGTACAAGTATTGGTTAGTAAAGACGGCGTAGAAGTTACTGAACATCTGCAAGAAATTGAAATGGAGATGGACGAGTTTGGGCTTGATGTTGAGCGTAACGTGCATAGCATGGTTATTACTCACAAGTACGAAGAAGGTGAAATGGTGGTTGAAGGTATCCCACCAGAAGAGTTTTTCATTGACGGTACGGCTAAGTCTATTGATGATGCGTACATTGTTTGTCACCGCAGAGAGGTTCGTGCTGGTGATATTGTAGCGATGGGTATTGATCAAGATGTTGTTGATCAGTTGGATGGATCAGATGAAGACTCGCTAATTGGTAATATAGAAAAAATACAACGCTTTGGCCCGTCAATGCAAAATGACGGCGAAGTTGATAACGATCCATCAATGCGCCTAGTGGTACTAACAGAAGCTTATATGCGCTTAGACGTTGAGGGCGATGGCATCCCTACGCTACATAAGTTTCTCTGCGGCGGCACTAGCTACGAAGTATTGGAGACGGAGGCATGGGATAAGACACCATTTGCTGACTTCCAAGTTGACCCAGAGCCACACGCATTCTACGGGCGCTCACTAGCTGAATTGGTACTAAATGACCAAGACACCACTACTAGCGTACTAAGGGGAATACTAGATAACGTTGCCTTGACCAACTCACCACGCCTAGAAGTGTTAGAGGATATGGTTAACATGGACGATGTGATGAATAATGAAATCGGTGCCGTGGTTCGGTCTGAGCAGATTGGATCTGTTAACCCGTTGGCGGTTCCATTTGTTGCAGGATCTACCCTGCCAGCATTGCAATACCTTGATATGCTAGTTGAAGAAAAGACAGGCATTAGCAAAATGTCTATGGGCGTTAACGCTGATATGCTACAGAATACTTCAGCAACAGCGGCGGCACTTACTGCACAAGCAGGAGCAGGACAGGTTGAAGTAATGGCCCGCAATCTTGCTGAGGGTGCTAAACGATTATTCCAACTAATGCTACACGTTGCCATTAAAAACTCACCAGACGAGCAGATGATGCGCCTGAACGGTAAGTTTGTACCTATTGACCCATCAGTGTGGGACATCTCAATGGATATGGAAATTAACGTTGGCTTGGGTACTGGTCAGGAAGATGCTAAGGCAGCAGCGTTGATGCAGACGTTCCAGACGCAGCAGCAGATTTGGCAGACTTACGGCCCTAAAAATGGTTTAGTTAGTATGACCCAGATGCGTAATACCCTAGCAGATACTTTAGCCTTGAGTGGCTTTAAGAATGCAGACCGCTACTACGCACCAATGACCGCTGAAATTGAAGAACAGCTAATGGCTCAGTTGGCAGAAGAAGCCGCACAAGAAGCAGAGCAGGCAGGTCAGCAGGGCGATCCAATGGCACAGGCACTTATTGAAGCTGAACAGATCAAAGCGCAGGCAAGTATGCAAGGCCAGCAGATGAAGATGCAGGGCAAGATGCAAGCTGACAACATTAAGATGCAAGCAGATATGCAAGTTAAAGCTGCTCAAATGCAGTCTAAGCAAGGTACAGAATTGGCTAACTTGCAACTCAAATATCGTGAGCTACAGTCATCGGATGATTTAGAGCGTGACCAAATGAATCAAGATTTACTTATTGAAGCAGCTAAGATTCTAGGCCAGCATGGTACAGCAGTTGATGTTGAGCGTGTCAGGATGATGCAAAATTCACCACGGGATGAAATGGGCAACATGCTATGATAGAAAAGGCACAAGCTGAATATTTACTCAAAGATGATACTTTTAATGAAGTATTTGATATAATCAGACAGGAACAAGTAAAAAAGTTCCTTAAATCTAGTAAATCCGATACGGAAACTAGAGAAGATGCTTATGCAATGACGCAGGCATTAAACCAGTTTGAGAATATCCTCAAAAGTGCAATCACTGACGAGGTTATGAAAGACAAACGCAAAAAATAGGATAGCACCGTGGAAACGACTACCCCAGTTAGCATTGAAAGTGCAGCAGAAGCGTTATTGGCTCCAGTGGAGTCAGAAGCAACCGAAACAGAATCAGCAGAAACCGAAGTGGTGGAAGTTGAAGAAGAAGAGGTTGATGAAGAAGAATCAGACTCAGAGGATGATGATGCAGAATATGCTGAGTCAGACGATGACGATGACGAAGAGGAATATGACGAGTCGGATGATAAACAAGCCGATCAAAGTGGGCCTGAAACCTTTTCTATCAAAGTTGATGGTAAAGATGTATCAGTAACCCTAGATGATCTAAAGCAGAGTTTCTCTGGACAAAAATATATTCAACAAGGGATGAAGCAGGCGGCAGAGCAGCGCAAGCAAGCTGAGGACGCATACAGTGGACTCAACCAGCAGCGTGAGCAGCTTAACCAGCTTATGCAGCAGATAGGAACGCAGGGCGTTATTACTCAACCAACTCCACCAACAAGGGAACTGCTTAATTCAGACCCGCTTGGTTATATAGAAGCTGACGCTAACTATAGGGAACAAATGGCAGAGTATCAAACCCAGCAGCAGCAGATAGGCCAACATAATCAAGCAGCGCAGCAAGCGCAAGGACAGGCCCACAAAGCCCACTTGCAGGAGCAGATGTCGGAACTACAACGAGCTATTCCAGACTTTGGTGATGCTAAAAAAGCACCCAAAATGAAGGAACGGTTAGTTAAACAAGGTATGGCTGAAGGATACAGCGCCGAAGAAATCGGTGGAATTGTAGATCATCGAGCCATGAAAGTTCTGCATAAAGCAATGCTATACGATCAGATGGTTTCTGGGGGTAGTGATGTACAAGCTAAACTCAAGAAAGCTAGACCGTTGATGAAGTCAGGTTCTAAGAAGCTACCCGATTCTGCTGGTAAAAAGCAGCGCCAGCAAATGTCTCAATTGAAAAAATCAGGCAGCGTAGAAGATGCAGCCTTATTATTGTTTAATAGTTAAACTTTTATTTAATCATTTAGGAAGAAATTATCATGGCATCACCAGCAAATACATTTTCTACATACGATACCGTAGGCATTCGTGAAGACTTGGAGGGTATGATTTATGATATCTCTCCTGACGAAACTCCTCTGCTTAGTGCTATCGCTAAAGTAAAAGCAACCAACACTCTACACGAATGGCAAACTAATGCACTTCGCGCATCAGCAGTCAATGCGAATATTGAGGGAGATGCAACTGCGGCGCAGGCTGTAGCTGCTAGTGATAGGGTCGGAAATTATACGCAGATATTCAAAGGATCTGTTATCACCTCTGGCACTAATGATTCAGTTGTAGCGGCAGGCCGTTCAAACTCAGAAATGAGTTACAACATCGTTCGCGTAGCTACTGAAGTTAAGCTAGACATGGAAAAGGCTTTGTTTGAAAACCAAGCGCGTGTAGCTGGTAATGCTACTACCGCTCGTAAACTAGCTGGCCTTGGTGCTTGGGTTAAAACCAACACCTCTAAAGGTTCTGGCGGTGGAGATTCGGCTGGTAACGGCACAAACGCTCGTACAGACGGCACTCAACGCGCCTTTACGCAGGCCATGTTTGATACTGTTATGCAAGAGACTTGGACTTCTGGTGGCAAGCCAGATACCGTCATGCTTTCTCCATTCCAGCTCAATAAGGCATTGTCGTTTACTGGTAACAACAACCAACGCCAAAATGGCGCGGTTGGCACTGTAAACAACAACATTGCAGTTTACTTGACTCCGTGGGGCAGCGTTTCGTTCCAGCCATGTCGTGAAAACCGTTCACGCGATGTCTACATTATCGAAAAGGGCAAGCTTGCATTAGCCACTTTGCGTCCAATGAAGAACGAAGCGTTGGCTAAAACAGGTGACAATGAGCATCGTCAAGTAGTCGGAGAATGCACCTTGGTGTGTCGTTCTGAGAAAGCTTTAGGCGGCGTTTTCGACCTTACCGTTAGTTAAACATCGTTGTGATACAATAAGGGGGTGCTTCGGTACCCCTTTTTTTATGGAGAATTATAATGGCTAAAATTTCAGAACAGTGGCACAAAGACGGGGATAAGCTTGTTCACGTTAAGAAGCATGATTGGAATCCAATGCTCAAGCAAGCAGAAGAGATGCGGCAGAATGGTAACGCTCGATTTGGCGAATCAGTTTGCGTTGGTGTAATAGATCAAGCCCTGCTTGGTGAGTGGATTAAAGAGGCTGGAATTACTTGGGATGATCCAGCGGTAGATGATGTTATTAAACGCAAGATGTTAAGCGGCGATTTTGACAAGCTGCGTGTGTGGGATGGAAACTATTAACATAGGAATCTAGCATGGAATTGGAATCTCTAAAGGAATTTTCAACAGCGCGTCAATGTGAAGTAATTGATGCCGTTATCAAAACTGGCTCACAATCTCAAGCAGCAATATTTTTAGGCATTACTTACCGATGCCTAGTTAGGACGCTAAAGCGGGCAAAAGACTCTGCTTCTGTACGGGGCTGGTCGCCTGACCATGATATGACACGGCCTGTACCAGCCACCCATGTAGTTAAGGGCGTATCAACGTTCTACGATGAAAATGGCGTGGCTATTAGACAGTGGGTTAAGTCAGACCTAAAGAAGCAAGACCAAGAAGCGGCCCTACAAGCCTTTGCAGAGGGTTTAACCCAAGAGTTGCCCAAGTATACCCCTAAGCCACATACGGCTGATAAAGACGTTGTAGAGGCTCTCACAGCTTATGTCATTGGTGATGCCCATATTGGCATGAAGGTCACTAAGGAGCGTAACGGCGATTCAGATTGGAATTTAGAAATAGCAGAGCGTGTTACCGTTGGTGCTATTGAGTCATTAATCAAAGCCTCTGGCGGTTCAGACGTTGGGCTTATGTTGGACTTAGGCGACTTTGGACATTCGGATAACCTAGCCAATACGACCAGTTCAGGTCAAAACCACATGGACATGGATGGAGACTACGGGGATTCAGTAGCCGCACAAGTACGGATATATCGGCGCTCTATAGACCTACTACTAAAGTCTCATAACAAGGTTATCTTGATGCAAGTCAGGGGCAACCATAACAGTTCAACCTCTCGCTGTATGAACATCATGTTGCAGGCATTCTATGAGAATGAGCCTCGCGTGGAGGTGCTAGATAACGCTCACAAGTTCCAGCATATAACCTATGGCAATAACCTCTTAGTGACTCACCACGGCGATCGTATGAAACCTCAGAGGGGGTTTGAATACACAGCTAGATCTTTATCCAAAGAGTGGGGTAAGTGTGATTATAAACATCTTCTAATGGGTCATATTCACCACTCAACTTCTGTAGAGATTGGCGGTATGCTTTGTGAAACATTCCAAGCCTTGCCTGCTGGTGATGCGTGGCATTCGGATAGCGGATATGGGGCTAAACGCACAATGAGTGCAGTTGTTTATGATAAGGAGTATGGCGAAATTCAGCGGCATAAAGTAGGTATTGATCAACTGGAGGGGTAGCATGTTTAAACTAAGCAGTAACAGTATTATAAATATGGCGGGCATTGATGATAGGTTAGTTCAGGTTGTGGAGCTTGCAATCACGCTCACTAATATTGACTTCGGTATCCCGTCAACGGGGGGCTACAGGTCAGAGGATCAGCAGGCTAAGTTGTTTACATCTGGCAAATCTCTCGCAGACGGGCGTATTCACAGATCTTATCATCAGACAGGCAAGGCTGTGGATTTGTTTGCTATAGATCCTGAAACTGGAAAGGGTAGCTGGGATGAATTGCATCTTAGTTTATGTGCCGCCGCTATGCTACAGGGGGCAGCAGAGCTAAATATACCCCTTAAATGGGGTGGTAACTGGAAGTCATGGCAAGATTATCCTCACTTTGAACTTAAGGATTAATTATGGGAATTTTAAGTACAATTTTTGGAAGTGGTGACGTTATCAGTAAGGGTATGGATTTGATTGACTCATTCCACACTAGCGACACTGAAATGATTGAAGCCAAGACTAAGGCCAAGACAGATCTAATGACAGCATACGCGCCATTCAAGATCGCACAGCGCATACTAGCCACAATGTTTGCCGTCACCTACATATCGACCTATGTGCTGGTGATTGTAATGGTGTTTCTCGACAAAGATGTGGCAGCAGTAAAGAGCATTTTATCTGAGTTTCAGATTGATTGGATTATGCTATCAATAGTTATGTTTTATTTTGGCGGTGGTTTAGCTGATAGCGTTATGAAGAAGAAGTCATAGCGTTAATCACGGCATCAAGTGCGGCGGCTTTAATGGAGTAATATTCACTAAACTTGCTGCCGCTTTTAACTGCATCATCATAGATAGACTTTTCAAGCTGTAGCTGTGAAAGCCGATTAGATTGAACTATCTTTTCTTTTAGTGTCATCATTTAAAACCTCATTGATTAATTTTTGTCGTCTTTTGCCGATAGCGGAATGCAAGCTATTTCCGTCACAAGCTGAGATGCAAGCAGTTTGCGATCTACCCAAAAGCTTGGCGCAATCTTTGTACGACAATCCGATGGCCCGCAATTCTACCAGATTGTTTAGCTCAGTTGTTGACCAATATACTGGGGTTGGCCCTTTAGGTGCAACGTTGCGCTTTTCCATCTTGCCGCTGCCAAAGCTGAATGAAATTTTAGGTGTGAATACAATGCTCATTGTGTGTTATCCCTTTTTTTAATGTGATGATGTTTCTCTGCGTACCTAACGCTAGTGTGTGAATAGCCTATGAGCCGACCAATCTTTCTTGCGCTAAAACCCCTAGCTCTGAAGTTAATGATCGTGTTTAAGGGTATTCTTACCTTGTGATACAGGGCAGACTTCAGGCCAATTTTGTTAGCCTTTTGCCGTATCGCGTTAGGTGATTTATTCATCAATACCCCGATGGCTGAAACAGGCACTTTACCGTAGTTGTCACGAAGTAGCTTTGTTTGGCTATAGCTCCACATTAATCATTTTCCAATACGTTAATCTTTTTGATCAAATCTCTACGCTCTGCTGATGCCGCAGTGTAAAGCTCAAGGCCCAGTGATTCCTTGTCAAACACAGGAAACTCTTCCATCATAATGCTTAACTCTTCGTATAAGCGTTCTAGTTCACTCATTGTCTTTCTCCTTATTAGTACAATCCCAATCTTCCTCTACGCAAGCACTAGATAGCCCACGCTTAATACGATCCTTTGGCCTAGTGTCCTCCCCCAGTGGCGGCTTGGCAAATATTCGATCATAGTTATCAGCAAACTGCTTATTCATCGGCTTACTGATTGGCTTGTCTTTTGCGCTCATAATGATTCCCCTTCGTCAATTAGGTGCTTCTCAATAGCTTCATCATCGTACTCTGACAAGAATAAAGCCCATAGCATTTCAATTAATGCTGCTTTTGATTCAACAGTATCAACTAATTGCATAGCAATGACATTGTTTTTATCGTCATCATCTGCCATTTCTAGTAGATCATGTACAGTCACCTCGTCACCGTTAACATAGACGCTACCTGTAACGGTAAGCTCTGCAAACAAATCATCTTTGCAATCAAGGATAGTAGACTCAGGCATTGGTGGGTTGCTTCGCTTCATAGTATTGCTCCAAGGGGCCGTAGCCCCGTTATTATTATGCTGCTAGTTCTTTTAACTGCCTAGTTTGCTCAGTATCCATGTAATACAACTTCTTCAACCAAGTCATGCTAACTTCACGCTCCGCTTCTGCCTCATACTTAGCAGCTAATGTTGCATGAGCGTTTAAATCTAATGCCTTTATTAAAGCAGTAACTTCCTTTATCTGCTTACGGCTCATTGCCAAAGAACCTTCTAAATACTTAACTGTAATTGATGGGTTAAACTTATTTACTTTAGTCATGTGATGCTCCGTTTGCTTGTTTACTTAACTTGCAACCATTCTATAACAGAACTGTTACTAATGCAAACACTTCTGTTTAATAAAGTTGAATTAAATATCAAACTAACTTTTAGTTTATATAAACCATTACCTAGTTTATGACCCACATAAAACTATTTTAGGGGAGTTGTAATTTCTTTTTTATTCTGAGTTTATTCTTAAAGATCTGCTTAATTCTGCGAAGGTATGTGATGTCATGTTTGACGGTAGCGTTGTTATTCTCTAATTTATCGACACGTTCTGAGCCAATGCGCATAATAAGCCTTTTCCTGTACTCAACGACATTGCCACCAAGATACCTATTATCACGCGAGCATTGCTTATGGCAGTTCCATAAATGAAAGCTTAGGTGTCTAGCGGCACCACGACTCCGATAGTGACCAGCATCCCAGTAGCCACCCAATCCATCATGGTCGCCAGTTGCGTCACAGCTTACACAAGGCAAGTCTCTGTCACGGTATCTAACGTATGCGTTAAAGGCTGTTTGAGCCTCTACACGCCATTCTGAGGCTGTTTTGACTGATTCCTTTAGCTTGGTAAGGGTTTGACGTTTGCGCTTGTCTGAGACTGCTGTAGCGGCCTTTTTTCCATGCTGCACTACACACGACATAGAGCAGAACCAGCCAAGTGGCACCTTAATGCCTAGCTCAACTAGATCGTACTCTTTGCAGTGGCGGCACTTCTTTTTAGCGTTAGCCACTATTCTGGCGGCCTTGGTATCTCCATCCAATGCGTAAACTCTTCATGTGCAGATCCTTTTATAGCTTTATCAAATATTAACCCTTTATGAGCATGGCCAAACTCAATGGAGCCATATTCCGTCCAGATCAATACTTGACCCTCATTACTTGGCATATTATTTTCTAAGCTTTTCCAGCCTCCAGCCTCCATAGTTTCAATAGTGTCTTGAAGGCTTTCTACTGTATTAAGTGCAACCTCTAGTAAGCCATCAACCATTTTTTTCTCAATAATATTCATTTATTAAACTCCTAATCAATCAAACCAACGTTGTAAAGATCATCAACCTGCGGGAACAGTAGCATTGCGCTATCAATATACGCATCAAATTGATCTGGGCTAATTGCCTCTGCACCACCATACTCTGTACAAACAAAAGTACGATCTATTACCCCAACCCTGCACATCGAATCCTCTTCTGCATCCCAATCACGGCAATCATTGTGCTGGGTATTTTTTAGGTAACGATACCGCTCCGCATCTTTTCGCAAGTCTTCTAATTCTCTAAATATTCCATCTGATAAGCTGTTTCTCATTTCTGCGATTCCTTATATTTAGCATAGTCTACTATGGTTTTATCTGAATACTCTACCCCATACTCTGCACCCTTAACGTGTAGAAATTCAATAAACTCACTGCCTGACTTCTTGCCAAACTCTTTTACACTTGGACGGATAGACACCATATGCGTTCCACATAAACTAGGTATAAACTTATTGCCTCTGCGTAGTGGCGTACCCATCAAGTGCATCTCTGTAGCAAAGTCAGAAACAAGCAAAGCCTTCCAAGTCTCAAGATCGTATTTATTTCCAACAAGATCAGCCTGTTTGGATATGTCACCTATCATGGCATGATAGCATTTGCTTTGTAGGTCGCTGTTAGATTCACGGCCTAGCGTAACGATGACAGCCTCGCCACTCTTTAAGCCTTTGTTAGCCATTTCCCAGACCTTAGTCATTTCAATCTTGACGTTATCTAGTGTGACAGTAAATTCAATATCAGCCATTATTAACACCTAGATCAATAAAGTCTTCTAATGTAGTCCCAAAATGGGACGCTAACCGCATCGCTAGAGTTACCTTCATATCTTGCCCTGTACGCCACCTAATGACCTGTTGTGGGTGTACCTTAAATGACCTAGCTAATTCTGAGCCTGTGATTTTAAACTTTGCTTGTGCTACTCTTAATGAAGTACCCATATCAATGTTCATGTTTATTTCCCCTTAATGTGTTATATTGTTTATTAATGCTCCAGCAGTAACTTTACCCCGCCTTAAAACAGCGGGGCTTTTTTTGTCTGCTAAAAGGGTATATCGCCTGCCTCGTCAAAGCCGCTGTTAGGTGATTGAACAGGCTTTGGTGCCTGCGATGGCTGTTGATCTTTAAGCGTGACAGCCAAGCTTAGGGCTGGAGACTGAGGGCTTGCATCGGCTTTGCGCTTCCACCCGCTTACAAAGTAGTCTTTGCCGTCAACTAGGATAGACCCAGTAAAGTCTGGCTGCGTATCCTTAACCTTTTTATCGTTACCCCAGATTGCGCCACGGTTGTTATTATCGTAATTGCTCATATTAATGCACCTCTTTGTTGCTGATTAAATCGTCTTCTGTAATTTCTAGTATTTCAATTGCGTGACTAGCCATCAAACCAGCAACCTTTACTGCTAAGGTATCGCCATCATCTTCTACAACTTCATATCCAAAAACTACTCCTTCT